TGTAAGGTCCGTGAAGGTCAAAAGGCACTTTTCGAACTTCTTTCTATAGAAAGTTTTTTTCAAAAAAGATTGCATAATATATTATCTTAAAAAGGACCTATACGACCTATACAGACCTTACAAGCCTTTATCCATGCGGTTCTTAGAGTGTATAGGACCTCTTTAAGAGACTCATACACGTCTAGGTCCCTCTATTTTAGAAAAAAGTCCTTAGAATAGTTGAATCTCTAATCCATTCAAAGACTTACCTAAGATTGCCATGATACTGTCTAGGTCCAGGTCCTCTACAATCCGTTTCAAAAAAGTTGTCAATTTGGGTACTTTTTCGTTTACAGAAACCTAGCAACCATGCGGTTCTTAGCATACCCATCGAGGCACTTTTCACACTGTCTAGGTCCTAGACGGCGTGAATGCCCTAGACAAGATTGACGGCCTTTTAAGTTTTTCAGTCGCCAGTCACTAGTCCTACCTATACAATTTTTTTAAAATTTTTCTGAAACTATTGACAATTGATTTGGTATCAAATATACTATCAATAATAGTAAAAATTACCTCACCTATAAACCATCTTATGAATTTAGAATTAACTAAAAAAGAGCTTCTTTCCCCTCTAAAGACCGCAGCTTCCGTTATAGAAGACCGCCGGGCCGGCATGACAGTACTCGGTAATATTCTTTTGCAGGCCGACGGCAAACAACTAAACTTAACGGGCGGTGATGGCGACATTGAGGTGACTTGCAACCTCCCTATTGAGACCAGCGCCACCTTTGCCATCACTGTTCCTAAAAAGCTATTAGACATTACACGGTCGGTGAATGACGGCGGTGACTTGCATATTTCAGATAAAGACGATAAGCTAATTATAAAGTCTGGCAAAAGCCGCTTTACCTTGGCCACCTTGCCTGCCGACAATTACCCAGCCAGCCCGGTGTTAGAGGTCAATAAACAACTGACTCTCCCTCAATCGGAATTGAAGTCACTGATAAAACAATGTGCATTTTGCATAGCCTCCAACGACATACGCTATTATCTAAACGGCGCGTTATTAGAAATAAATGATGGCGAAGCATACATGGTTGCCACCGACGGCCACCGTATGGCAGTGACACCATTGGAATTGTTAGTCAGTCCAGTGGCGACCGCTGTGCCTACGAAAAAAACTAAGAAGTCTGCGGCTACCGAGGCCACCGATTCGGATAATGCTAAAATCATTATCCCCCGTAAAGCCATCTATGAGTTACTCAAGTTACTCGGTGATGACGGGGACGTGCAAATAAGCTACACTGATAGTCACGTCCAATTTATTCTAGGGGACTCGCTTCGTTTAACGAGTAAGCTAATTGACGGGCAGTTCCCCGACTGGCGAAGCGTAATTCCCGCCAATGCAACTAACATTGCCCGTGTGTCTAAGGCCGACCTCTATTCAGCCATAGGCCGTGTAACTCTACTCTCTAACGAGAAATACAAAGGAGTGCGACTGACACTCTCTAAAGACCTCTTGACGGTTAATGCGAAAAATCCTAATCAAGAGGAGGCGACGGAAGAATTAGAGGTGATATATGAAGGCGAGCCTCTTGAAATTGGCTTTAACGGCGCCTATCTACTAGAATCAATAGCGGCTGTGAATACCGCTGATGTGCAACTGGCATTCACAGATAGTAACTCCTCTGTGGTGATTACTCAAAATGAAGACGAGGCAGAAGGCAAGTGGATTATTATGCCAATGAGGTTGTAGAGTAGTTAGGTTAGAATGGTGAGGATAAGTAACGGCAGGGACGCCTAATAAACATTGATTATTTATAATGAATAATCACTATAAACATTAAGAAATTAAAGGTGAATATATGGGTAACAGAGCACAATACACTAAAGAAGAGATAAAGGAACGTATTGAAGGCACTTTTGGAATAGTTGCGCAATTAGCTAAGAAACTAGACGTATCCTGTGTCACGGTCTATAATTACCTAAACCAATATCCTGAGTTAAGGGACGACTTAAAACAAGAGCGTGAACGTACTAAAGATTATGTAGAAATAGAGTTCATTCGCCTGATAAAAGAAGGTAATACCAAAGCCATTTTACAGGCAGCTAAGACGCTATTAAAGGACCGTGGCTATGGCTACACTTTTGAACAGGCCAGTACGCAACCTAACAACCACCTCTTAGACCTCCTTTCTGAAAGAATTGAACAAGGTAGCTAGTTTATTATGCCTAAATACAATCAAGATAAACGCAATGCTAATCGCGGTACTGAGAGAGGACGTGAGTTACTCAAACAGTCCTTATCACGTCTCGGTCCTGGTCGTTCAATATTAGTGGATAAACACGGTACGGCTATAGCAGGCAATAAGACCTTAGCAGAAGCTACCTCTCAAGGTATCCCGACTGTGGAAGTGGAGACCGATGGTAAGACCTTAGTGGTAGTGAAAAGGACGGACTTAGATTTGGATACCGACATCAAGGCACGGGAGTTAGCTTTTGCCGATAACCGCGTGGCGGAACTTGATTTGGATTGGGATACGGAGGTTTTGAAGACTGACTTGGAGGTGCTTGATACTGACTTTCTTAACAACCTCTGGACGCCGGAGGATTTTTCATTGGCAAATGATGAGGATAAGATGACAGGTGAAGAAGACGACCAATCCAATTACAGTCGTTCAGTCAAGTCACCCACCTATGTAGTCACTGGTGAAAAACCAAAATTAACTGACCTCTTTGATAACTCAGTAACGACGCGACTGATTAGCAACATCAATCAATCCAACCTCCCAGAGGACGAAAAGGAGTTTCTAAGAATAGCCGCGCAACGCCATACGGTATTGCATTTTGGAAACATAGCCGAGTATTATGCCCATGCCAACGAGGAGCTACAGACACTTATGGAGGATAATGCACTCGTCATTATTGACTTTAATAAAGCGATTGAGTTAGGTCTCGTTAAGATAACTAAGCAGATAGCCGAGATAACTAAAGAGGAATATGGTGATGACGACGTATAAATTCGCGGTGTTTATTCTCGTCCACGGACGACCTGATAGAGTGGTTACTTACCACACCTTAAAGAAGCAAGGCTACACTGGTGACATTTACTTGATTGCCGATAATGAGGATAAAACCGTCCCGCAGTATAAGGAAAAATTTGGGGAGGATAAAATCATTATCTTTGATAAGTTAGCGATGGCGCAACGGATTGATACTGGTGATAACTCTCAAGAAAGACGAGCCGCCGTCTTCGCACGGAATGCCTGCTTTGATATTGCAAGAAACTTAGGGATTGATTATTTTCTTCAATTGGATGATGACTATAATGGATTTTATTATACTTTTACAGGCGACCTAAAGTATCATCAAAAACCGGTTAAATATAGCCTTGATAGGTTATTCCAATCAGTTTTGGAATATTACATTAGTATAGATGCACTTACTATTGCTTTTGCCCAAGGTGGTGATTTAATCGGAGGTAAAAACAATAACATGATGGGTGCTATTAAAATTAAGCGTAAAGCTATGAATACTTTCTTTTGTAGTATTCATCGTCCTTTTGAGTTCACCATGCGCGTCAATGATGATGTTAATGCTTATATCCGTTATGGCAACCGTGGTAAGCTAATATTTACTCTTTATAATTTAATTATAAAACAACCAGCCACCCAAAAAGTTAAAGGTGGCATGACGGAACTTTACCAAAATGAGGGGACTTATCCAAAATCTTTCTCTACCGTAATGATTGCGCCATCTTGTACCAAAATTGCAATGATGGGTGATAAGCATCCTCGTATTCACCATCAAATCAACTGGGGTAACGCCGTCCCCTGCATTCTTGACGAAAAGTACAGAAAACGAAGCCACCATGCCTAAATACAATCAAGATAAACGCAATGCTAATCGCGGTACTGAGAGAGGACGTGAGTTACTCAAACAGTCCTTATCACGTCTCGGTCCTGGTCGTTCAATATTAGTGGATAAACACGGTACGGCTATAGCAGGCAATAAGACCTTAGCGGAAGCTACCTCTCAAGGTATCCCAACGGTGGAAGTAGAGACAGATGGTAAGACCTTAGTGGTAGTGAAAAGGACGGACTTAGATTTAGAGACCGACATCAAGGCACGGGAGTTAGCTTTTGCCGATAACCGCGTGGCGGAACTTGATTTGGATTGGGATACGGAGGTTTTGAAGACTGATTTGGAGGTTCTTGATACTGACTTTCTTAACGAAATGTTTAAGATTGATGTTATTGGTGATACAACATCAAATTTACCTACAGCAGACTTTACCAATTGGAAAGCTATACAACAACAGTCTTTAACAAAAAGAGTTTTAATTGGTGAGATTGAATTTGGAATAAGTGAAGAGCAGTATAACTCTTTCCTAGAGTTACTTGAAGTTAAACTAAAGACAATTAATAGCCAAAGGTTGGCAGCACAAGAGGTATTTAATGATGCGTTTTGCAGTGATTGATGCACTAGGTAAAGATATTGACCCTCGATTTGATGGCATGGCTGTTAAATATTTAAATTGGGAACTTAATAGATTAGGTGCTAATGTTGTTAAACTACCGCAATTAGCAGATATTATATTAATCAGTACAGTATCTGCTGGTGAGTGGCATGTTGTTCCATCGTGTATAAAAAAGCATAGTATTGATAGACTGAGGCAAAAAATCATACTGGGTGGTCAAGCATCATTATCTCCAAAAGTTTTTGAAGATTATGTTGATATTATATGTGTTGGCGAAGGTCGAGTTTTTTTAGAGACATTGGTGAAGCAAGGGTTTGATACAGCAAGAAATTTACCAAATAGTTGGGTTAAGGGTGATACAAGAGAGGTAATTCCTGATTATAATTTTCCTTATGATATTCCTCCAATTAAATGTATGGATGGTTTAACTAGGATATTTGCATCTCGCGGGTGCAGGAAAAAATGTTTATTTTGTCAAGTAGGCTGGGAACGTGAATATTCTGAAAATAGTTTTGAAAACGTATCATCTTTAGATAAAGAGTTATCTATGGTTGGTCATCGTGTCAATTATGTAAGCAATGATTTATGTGGTTTAAGCTATTTTGATAAAATAAATCATTACCGGCACTTTTCAGGAAGTTTTAATCATCTTAAAACCGTTATTGAAACTATTGGGATGAAAAAAATAGTTCAAAAACTAGGTACTATGTATGGTTCAATTCGTATTGGTGTTGAATCAGTAAGCGAACGATTGAGGAGGTTTATAGGCAAACCGATTAATAGTAGAGACTTATTAGATATTACATGCAACTTCCTTAATGCCGGTATTAAGTTTAAATGGTTTATGATTTGTGGATTACCTGGTGAGACTGATGATGATTATGAAGAATTAAAAATGTATATTAGTTACATAAAAAAGAACGTAAATAAAGGTATGTTACACATAAGTTTTACATCTTTTTTGCCCAATTCACCCTGTCCTCTTTGCATTCCACCATTAGAAGACTCTTATCAAGATAGAGTAAATAGTTTCTATGATTGGTTTTTTGATGGTGCCGGCTATACTAGAAAGGTAAGAATATTAAAAGGATGTGAACCAAAATCCAGATTATTACAGTCAATAGGATATATGGGTTGTTCTGAAGATGATTTGCGTAGAGGTTGGCTATATGATGACCCACCTAACTGGCGTGTTAGGTATACCTACCGTGACAAAATACGCCGTGCCTATAACGTTTATGCCAAAAAAGTTGGACTACCTATAGGGAAAGATTAATGCCCAAACTAACCGATTACACACCTGACCATCATAATGCGAACCTTGGTACCGACAGGGGCCGTAAAGAGCTTGCTAAATCTGTTAAACAACTTGGTTTAGGTCGGTCAATCCTGACGGATAAAGACGGACGTATTATCGCTGGCAACAAGACTTATGAAGCGGCGGTTCAAGAGGGTATTTCCAAAGTAGTGGAAGTGGAGACCGACGGTGATACCCTAGTTGTCGTCAAGCGAAATGACCTGGATTTAAATGAGCACATCAAAGCGCGTGTCCTTGCCCATGCAGACAATAAGATTGGACAGGATAACTTGAACTTTGACTTAGCTATCGTCAAGGCCGACCTAGAATTACTGCAAAGCGATTTTCTGGACGAGCTTTGGACGCCAGATGACCTTGGGGAATTATTTGAGGAGGATAATGTCAATCATATTGACCCGCAGCAAATGCACACCAAAGAAATTAATCCAAATGAATTTGAATTTGAATGCCGTTGCCCAAAGTGTGGCTTTGAATTTAATCCCAAATGAACAAACATGCTTGGTTTCTCACTGACTTAAAAACTATACCATCCAACGGTTTAAAAGTGATGTCAACTTTTGCTTGTGGTGGCGGGTCATCTATGGGTTATAAATTAGCTGGGTGTGAGGTGATAGCGGCTAACGATATTGATGCAGAAATGGCTTATCATTACAAATTAAATCTACATCCACAATATTATTTCTTATGCCCAATTCGTGACTTATTGACCAAACAATTACCTAAAGAATTGTTTAACTTAGATATATTAGACGGCAGTCCACCTTGTTCAACTTTTAGCATGTCTGGTAAACGAGAAAAAGTATGGGGGAAAAATAAACGCTTTAGAGAAGGTCAAGCTAAACAGGTTTTATCTGATTTATTTTTTGACTATCTTGACTTAGCTGAATATCTAAAACCTAAAGTAGTTATAGCAGAAAACGTCAAAGGACTGATTTTGGGCAATGCCAAAGGTTATGCAAAGTTGATAATGATGCGGTTTAAAGAAATAGGCTATAAACCTCAGTTATTTTTAGTCAATGCGGCGGATTGCGGTGTTCCTCAAACTAGAGAAAGGGTCTTTTTTTGCGCATTAAGAAATGATATTAATATGCCCCCCTTAGAACTATCTCCTACTTGTAAATGGGTAAGCGTTGGTGAAGCAACTAGCGATTTACAGGTTTTGACCGATAATGAAATACGCAATACACAAGCAAGTCCAATGGATTTAAAATATTGGAAACTCGTAAAAAAAGGACAAGTTTATAATACATTTATAAAAAAACATGAAAAAAGAATATGTGGCTTTAATTATTGTAAATTAGATGATGCAAAACCAAGCCGCACAATGTCGGCACATCCCTCCTCACTTAAACATTGGTCAACTTGTCGTAATTTAACTTACCGTGAATGGAAAAGAGTAGGTTCTTTTCCAGATGATTATCAAGCCAAAAATGATAATATTGGTAAATATATGATAGGTATGTCCGTACCGCCATTAATGACCAAAGCGGTGGCTGATGCTGTCATAAAACAGTGGCTTTGAAAATCTACCACCCAACGCGGGTAACTCTTAGAGTGGTCTGATGTCCAATCAGCGCCGGCGGTGCAACTCCGACCTACCCGCTCCAATTTTAAATAACATGTGGCAAATTCCAACGGCTGGTACAAAACACCATAATTCCATTAAACAAGCCGACGCCAGGTTAAACCTCTGGGTCGGCTCGGTTCGTTCTGGTAAGACCATCACCTCCTTATTTACCTTGATTAACTGGATAATAAAAAAGGAGTCGCCACCCGGTCCCATCGTCATCACTGGCAACACCAGCGACACTACCAATCGCAACGTCCTCCTCCCCTTAATGGAATATCTAGGAGGCGAACCATTCTGTGATTTTTCCATAGGTCGTCGCACTGGCACCCTCTTTAATCGCACGGTCCACATCGTCTCCGGCAATGACGAGTCTAGTTACAAACGCCTCCAAGGCGCCACCTTCGCTGGTGCCTACTGTGACGAAATCACCACCTATCCAAAATCATTCTGGTTAATGCTACTCAGTCGCCTTTCCTTAAAAGGGTCGCGGCTCTTTGGCACCACTAACCCGGACGTCCCGACCCACTGGCTAAAGA